GCTCGCCCTCCACTACTGGGAGAACGTCTACCTCGGCTTGCCCATCAGGACCCTGGGCAACCTGCTGCCCTTCAATGCCGAGAGCAGCGAGATCGACGCCACCGGCTGGACGGCGGTCGTCAACGCGGCCGTCACCCGCCAGGTCCCGGTGATCAACTGGTCGGTCACCAACTACTTGGCGGGCGGACACTGCTTGGCGATGACCGCGGTCGCAGCCGGCAACGCCTCGATCCTGGCCGTCGACCGGCCGACGGTGACGCCGGGCGAGGAGTACCTGGCCTACGCCTACTTGCAACCGCCGACGATCGCCTCCACCTGCTGGATCGAGCTTCGGTTCTATGACGTCAACGGCAACCAGGTTGGCGCCCAGCGCTCCACATTGGCGCCGCCGACCCCGGCGACAGGCATGTACCGGCAGCGGGCATCCATGGTGGCGCCCGCGAATGCCGCGACCTGCTCGGTGGCGGCCGGCCTGGACTCGGCAAGCGCCGGCCAGGTTCTGCGGCTGGAGACAATCGTTGTCACCGTCGCCCCCAAGCTGCAGGCCGGATCGGTTCTCCCGTATGCCGACTCCAGCTTCGAGCAGGGAACCGCCGGATGGACGGTCCCTTCAGGGGTGGCGACGATCGCCCGGACCACCCCGTGGGGCGAGAGCTTCTTCGACGGCGCCTACTCGCTGTCCGTCACCTCTTCGACCGCCACCGCGTCCACCATCCGCTCGGCGAAGTTCCCGGCCACGGAAGGGGTGAACTGGCGGGCCCAGGCACTCGCCCATCCGGCGGCCGGCTCGTGGTCGTCCGTCGTCGTCAAGATCCGCTGGTATGACGCCGCGGACGCCGACCTGGGCGTCTCGACGGGCACGGCTTTCGTGCTGCCTGGCAGCTCCTGGTATGCGCTGCCCACCGATGCCGTCGCACCCGCAGGGACGACGCAGGCGGCGATCGAACTCGTGGCGACGGCGTCCACGGTCTTGCACGTCGACCAGGCCGTTCTGTGGGAGGTGCTGCCGCTCACCGCAGTGGAAGCGTTCTCTGGCGGCGGCTACGTCGAGCTGACGCTGCGCGAGTTGATTCTCGACTACGAGCTGTCGGTGTACCGGGAGCTGCAGGACGGGTCGCGGACGCTGGTGCGGGGCCCGTATGGGCTGATCTCCCACCAGGTCATCGCATCCGACCTGATGATCATCGAGGATCATGAGGCGCCGCTGAACGTCCCGGTGCGCTACTACATCGAGCAGTGGCCACCCGGATCCCTCACCGCATCCACCCGCACCACCGGCTACGTCACCGTCACCCTCGACGACATCAACCAGATCTGGCTGAAGGACCCGGGCAACCCGCAGCGGAACATGCTGGTCACGGTCGCGAAAGCCCCGGACTGGAGCCGGCCCGTCGACCAGGCCAGCTACGTCGTCCGAGGACGCCGGAATAAGGTCACGCTGTCCGGGAAGCGGCAGGGCCTGGAAGGCGACCTCGCCGTCTGGACCCTGTCCGACCAGCAGCGCAAGTCTCTGCACCTGCTCCTCGACGACGGCAACACCCTGCTGTGGCAGGCCGTCCCCGGGATGGGCGTCGACGACATGTACGTATCCGTCGGCCAGGTCCCGGAGGCGCGCACGGGCGGGCTGGCGCAGGAGCAGATGCGCGCCTGGACTTTGCCGCTCATCGAAGCCGACATGCCGGTCACGGTCGGCGTCGGCGGGCCCGCGGGCCGCACCTGGCAGGACGTCGTCACCGAGTTCGCGACCTGCGCCGACCTGCTGCCCGTGTACATCACCAGCGAGGACCTGCTGCTCGACCGGAGGCGGTGAGGCGTGTACACCGTCTCCGAGCGCTTCCTCAAACGCCTCACCGAAAATCACACCCCGATCACCCTCGTCCAGTTGCTGCTGACTGACGGACGCACTGTCGACCTGGATCACACCGGCGGCAGCGTCACCGTGGACCGTGGGCAGGCCATCCGCCGCACCTGCACCGTCACCTGCGCCGACCCGACGCTCATCCCCAGGACGCCAGCCGACCAGCTGGCGACCTATGGAGCCCAGCTGCGGATCTCCCGCGGCGTCGAATACGGCAACCCGCACGATGTGGAACTCGTGCCGCTGGGAGTGTTCCGCCTGGACGGCGTGGACGGCGACGTCTCCGAAGGCCCGGTCACCCTCAGCGGCAAAGACCTGTCGGCGATCGTCGCCGACGACAAGCTCACCGCCCCCTACACGGCGACCGGCACTGTCGTCAGCGCCGTCACCGCCCTCATCCAACGGTCCATCCCCACCGCGGCCGTCACCAGCACGATCCTCGACCAGGCCATCGGCCGGCGGACATTCGACGTCGAGGCCGATCCGTGGGCCGGCTGCCAGGAGATCGCCTCCGGCGCCGGAGCCGAGGTGTACTGCAACCCGGACGGCGTCTTCGTCATCGCCACCCTTCCCGACCTCGCCACCGCGACCCCGGTGTGGGAGATCGAAGCCACCGAGGGCGGCGCGTACATCAAGGCCAGCCGCGGCATGTCGAGCGCCGGCGTCCACAACGGCATCCTGGCCCGCGGCGAGAACACTTCGGAGAACGTCGCCCCGGTCCAGTACCTCGCGATCGACGGGGACCCGGACAGCCCCACCTACTGGGGCGGGCCCTACGGCAGGCGCCCAGACTTCTTCACGTCCAGCACGCTGACGACGACCTCGGCCTGCCAGAACGCGGCGACGTTGAAGCTGGCACAGGTCAAAGCACCGAACGCGACAGGGGACATCAGCTCTCTGCCGAACCCGGCGCTTGAGGCAGGGGATGTACTGCGCGTCCAGCACGAAGACGGCAGCAGAGAACTCCACCAAGCCGCCAGCTTCACGGTGCCCCTCGACACGGGTGGCGACTTCCCGATCTCGACGATCTCCGCCAAGGAGGACGCGTGACGAAGTCGTCCCACGCCTCCACTCGCGACCTCAAGTACGCGATCCAGCAGGCGGCTAAACGCACCGGGGAGCGGGCGCCCAGCGTGCGCGGCTCCGACTGGCGGATGGCCACGGTCACCGCCGAAAACGGCGACGGCACCGTCGATGCCGACGAGATCCCCGACATCCGCTGCATGGAGTCCTACACCCTGCCCGTCGTCCAGCGGGAACTGGCTGGCCTGGGGACGCACCGTCGCTGCGGATCCGGACTGGGTGCCGCTCACGCTCGCGGCCGGCTACGGCAACCCAGGCCACGGCTGGACCGCGTCCTACCTCCGCGAAGGCCGTCGCATCTGGCTGCGGGGCCGCATCAGCCCGAACGCGGGCACGATCGCCGACGGCGCCACCCTGCTCACCCTGCCGCCTGCTATCCAACCTGGCGTCGCAGTGGCCTGGGCGGTTGCCCGGGATGCGTCGGTCATGCCGGCCGTGTGCCGCCTAGAAATCATGAACACCGGCGTTGTCCGCACCTTTCAGTCTTCGAATCTTCCGTCGTGGGTGGCCCTCGACGGCATCAGCTACACGATCTAGGAGGCCCCGTGCCGGAGCCCGATGGCTGGGGCCAGGGCATTGAGCTGTGGCAGCTCACCGACGCCCCCAGCATTCCCGCCGCGATCGAAGCCCTCGCTGTCGGGCTGATCCCGCGCAGCAACATGCGGTTCGCGTCCGCCGCGGCCCGCAACGCGTCGGTCGACAGCCCCGAGGAGGGCATGCAGGCGTGGCTGATCGCCGAAGGACGCCTGGAGATCTACCGCAACGGGGCCTGGCTGCCGTGGCCGCCCGTACCGGTGCAGACGTTTCAGGTGTCTGACGCCCCGTACAACCAGGTGCAGACGACCGTCGACTACAGCAACTCGGCGTGGCCCCGCCCCCAGTTCGTGGCACCGCCGTCCGGCCGCGCCTATGTGACGATCGGCGCCGGAGTGTCCAACTACAACACGGACACGTCGACGATCTGGGCTTCCTGGCGGGCCACCGGAACGAACGGGTACACGTTCGCCGACCTCAACAAGACCGGCATCTCAGCGCAGGGAGTCCGCGTTGTCGCGTCCCGCCGGCTGATGCTCACCGGCATGACCCCGGGCGAGACCATCACGATCATCCCGCAGTGGAACATCAGCAGCGGCAACGCGTCCAAGGCCGAGACGATCGGCGGAACCCTCCTCGTCGAACCCGCACCCTGACGCCATCGCACGCCTTCCGCCCCGTGCCACCGGCCGGGGCCTTCCTCATTCCTGGAGGCCTCATGGCCACACCGATGACCCCGGACCAGTGGCTTACGGTCCTCCGCGCCGAGGGCGTCACCGTCGAGGAGTACCCCGGCTGGCGCACCCGCGGGCGGGACGCCGCTACCGGCCTCGCCTTCGGCCCGGTCCGCATGGTCCTCAACCACCACACCGCCGGCCGGAACTCCCGAGACCTCGTCGCAAAGAACGGCGTGCCGGGACTGCCGGGGCCGCTCGCGCACGTGTACCTCGCCAAGTCCGGTGTGGCCACGATGTGCAGCGCGGGCCGTGCCAACCACGCCGGGCCCATGGCGATCAACGCCTACCAGTCCTTTCGGGACGAGCAGACGCCCCATCCGGCCCCGTCGAAAGCGTCGGGAACAGTCGACGGCAACGACCTCTCCTACGGCATCGAGACGGAAAACCTCGGCGACAACAAGGACGTGTACCCGCGCAAGCAGTACGACGCGTGGGTGCGGATCAACGCGGCCGCGTGCCGCCACCACGGCTGGGGGGCCGAGTCGGTCGGCTGCCACAAAGAGACCTCGGTCGAGGGCAAGGTCGACCCGCGCGGCCCCGTCGAGAGCTACGGATCCCGGGGCCGATTCACGTTCACGCCGCAGCAGTTCCGGGCCGACGTCGCCGAGCGGCTCGCCCATGACCCGGGCTGGACTCCCGGAGACGAGGAGGAAGACCCGATGGCTGGCATTACGAAGCAGGACATCTTCGACGCGGTCTGGAAGACCGACGCCATCGGCGCCCCGGCCGACGCGGCGGACGTGAAGACCAACCCGAACTGGGCGGCGCAGTCCATCCTGCGCGACATCCAGGCCCGCGTCCGCGCGAACACCGCCGTCGAGGCGGCGCAGACGGCGGCGATCTCCAAGCTTGCCCAGCTCGTCGGCTCCGACGTCGACACCGGGCAGGTCATCGCCGCGGTACAGCAGGCCATCAAGGACGCGGTCGTCAAGGTCAGCGTCGACGTCACCAGCACCCAGAACCAGGAGTCATGACCATGAACGCTGACCTCGACAAGGCCTACTGGCTGGGCCTCGCCATCTCCGTCGCGCTGCCCGTCCTTGTCGGACTGGTCACCAAGCACGTCACCCATGCGGGCGTGAAGGCCGTCCTCCTGCTCGCGCTCAGCACACTGAACGGGTTCCTCGTCGAACTCGCCAACCCGGGGCCCGGCTACGACCTGGGCACCGCGGTCATCCTGTCGCTCGTCGCCTTCGCCGTCGGAGTCCTCTCCCACTTCGGCCTCTGGAAGCCGACCGGCGTCTCCGATAAGGCGCAGTCCGCCCTCGGCGGCGGGGCCACGGTCCGGAGCATCTGAGTGCCCGGCCGGGCGGTCCGGCGGCTGCAGGCCATGCTGGGCCGCCGCGGCACGTTCCTGCTGATCCTCGGCGTCGGAAAAACCTGTTGGGGCATCGGCATGATCATCGCCCCGCAGCCTTCGCCTCAAGGACTGCAGCTGCTACTGGACATGTGCCCGCTCACCTCGTGGGCCTGGCTGTGGATCACCTGCGGCCTCGTCACTGCCTTCAGCGCCTTCCTCCGCATCGGCCGGGACCGATGGGGTTTCGTTGCCGCTCTCATTCCCCCCACCGTGTGGGCTGCCGCCTACACGTCCGCTGTCGTCACCGGCGAGTTCTCCCGCGGGGGTTTCCTCGCCGTTTGGTATCTCAC